CAAACACAGTGTCAAACCTGAGCAAGCGAGCTTGCTAAATGAGCACAGCAATATCCAGTATTATACTCTGAGCTATCAAGAACGCTCACAGTACATGGACGTTCTCAGCCAACCTACGCTGTACAATCACTATCCCGCTAGCCCTGGCGCTGTCGCCATCACTGGCCAGCTGCTTGTCCGTGGTGCCGACAACAGGGCTGCCGCGATCCGCTCACCCAATGGCATCACGTACGATGAGAACATTTGGCACTATGCCGCAACTAGTGCTGCAAGCGGTGACGCTGCTAACGCGCCGGTCAGCACTTCGTCATACACAATTGGGGATTACACCCATCACTACGCTCACGCCGGTGCCATCGACGGTACCTGTGCCGACATGAGAGTGCGCTATATGCTAACCAGCCACTATCGTGACGAGTTACCTGTTGTCAACGAGCCGGTGGCCTCGTTACTGATCGCGTTCTTGACTCCCGCGGTCTGTGGCCGGCGTACGACTCGGACCAACAGACGCGTGGCCAGGTGACGCACCTATGCCGCTCGTGTCCACACACTACCAGGTGCATCATTCGTGGGAAGCTGTTACCTGGGCATCAGGGTATTCGATGCCTCTGTGGCTACCGCGGCTAGCAGCGCTGCCTGGTTGCACGCAGCTTATGTGCCAAACTGTGCTGCACTACGTATCGGCAATGCCTGAGATACATGCTGCCCTGATCGTTGCTTGGCCTGGGTGGTGGCTCGCCAACGACGTTGATGAGCTGTGCAAGTGGCTGAAGAGGCTTTCAGTGCTATGCAAGGGTCTCCAAAATCTAGTGTATCTGGGTGACCACCGCCTTAATTTAGCACCGCTGTTTGAACTGGAAGTGCTACGCAACCGCACTGATCTGCACGTTGATGTGCTGCAAGAACTGCGCAATAGGGTGACCGAGCCACGCACAGTGGTCGATCACCAGGGCGATCTGAAGTCAGCAATACACGAAGTAATGTCAACAGTGGCAAAAAAATGTCAAGCGGCAGCAGCACAGCAAGGCAGTGATGGCGTTCTCTGATTATTGGAAGCGAAGGGCTATCATAACCCCAACTGGCTCTGCGTTCACCTCAAACTCCCAAATGCGCACTGCCAAGCGCACTGTTAAGCGGGTGTTGCCGAAAGCCAGAGTCAATAAGAAACTGATGGCTGCATGTCTCGACGATGTCCCGAGCATGTCATCTTACATCGCGGATCTAGGCCAGCCGCGGCTGATTGCCTCCATGTCGGAGAAGCATGAGTGGGCGAAAGTGCGGCTGCTGCTTGCAGTTGCCGCCGAGCACTTCTTCTTATGCGACTACGCCTTTGGCGGTTTCGATGATGCACTGCCTAAATCCTGTCCCACAGGGCGTAATGCTACCAGCGGCAATATTTTGAAACTAATAGATGAGCTCAGAAGCAGTGGTGGCGTGTCCAATTGCGTCGATTTCGAAGACTTCAACGCC